CTCCATGCCGAAGTCACCAATCACGCGAACACGCTGACCATCCTGACCGTTCTGTGTAGCGTCTTTGGTTGTCCAGTTACCTGAATCCTGAGCGTTACCATTACCCATCGGGATAATGTTGATCTTGCCAGCATCAAAGATCATAAGCTCATCATCGTTCAGGTTGGTATCAACCACGATGCGGTTAACATTGCCAACCAGTGGCAGGTCAGACGGCAGCTGCAGAAGTGAGCCTTCGTCAGCATTCCACTCAGCCAGACGCTGAGAGCTGTAGTTTGCAGACACCAGAGCGGACAGCTTACGCGCCTGCTTAATGCCTACAGCAATCGTGTCGGCCATACCACCACGGGAAACGATCTCAGCATTAACAGCGTTGATTGCATCCAGAGTTAGAGCTGCAGCAGCGTTATCAGTCTTGATTGCACCAGCTTGGTCGAGGTAGTAACGCAGACCGCCTGTGTAGGTAACTGTTTCACCGCCAACGGTAGCAGTTGCCTTACGACCGCGAACCAAGGCGCGATCCATCTGAGTGGTCAGCTGACGGATACGCTCAGAAACTTGGAACGCCAGATCATTGGTGCTACCAAATTGAGCTGTTGCCAGCGCACGGCGACTGAACTCAACGGCGGTATCCATAGTCTGGAAGAAGTTCTCAACAGGATCAGGCTGGAAGATGCCATCATTCTGAGCGGTGGAATTCTCTTCACGACCAACCGAGTCGATAGTCATGGTAGTGCCGGAAGCAATATCTGCAGCAGTAGTGCCACCAAAACCACGCTCAACGGTCAGATCGTTAGCGGACACAGCTGTTACCAGCAGAACCTCGTCAGAACCAGCAGGACTGATAGTCATACCTGGGCGGAACTTTGAACCATCGACAACAGAAACAGTTGTCGCGGCAGCCAGAGCTTGGGCGGTTGTATCAGAGCTGGTAGCATCCACGCGCATATCAAGCCAAGAAAGCTTGTAGCCGTCGAAAGGTACACGGGCTGTGCCGAAGTTTACCGCCTGCAGAATGCCGGTACTGTTTGAGCGAGCGATTTCAAACGCTTCATTGATAACTGTATCATTCAGCAGCGCCGAAAGATCAGGGGACAGAGTAGGATCAGCCATTGTTTATTTCCTTTTTACTTGGACAGTTGGGCTTGCAAAAAGCCGGTTAGATCGCCTTTGGCTTTCGCCTCTTGGCCTTTTGTTGCTTTTGCAGCACTGCTGCCATCACCGCCGGTAGCACCGCCACCGACTGCACCCGATCCTTTGATCAGGCGCGGGTATTTTTCCGAGATAGTTTGCACTATCTTTTCCTTCGGGACTTCAACGCCGCCGATTTCGTAAACAACAGAGCCATCTTTCATTTTCGCATGAGCCGCAATCTTTTCGGACAGCAGTTCAGCACTACTATCGTCAACAGCAATTGAGGCGGCGGCCTTGAAAGAGTCTGAGCTAATCTCGCGCTGCTCAACAGTACGCTGGAACTCTTGCGCCCTGCTACGCTCGCTTTCAAGCTCGGCAGTTGTTTTTTCGTACAACTCCTTGAACTGCTGGTTTTCTTTCATGCGCTGCTCTTCGGCGGTTCGCTTCTGCTCATCAAGCTCTTGCGCTTTTTGCTTTGCTGTTTTTGTTTCATCCAGCAGCTTCACATGATGTGACTTTAGTCGCTCAAGCTCTTCAGCCATTGCGCTGATCTGCTCGGGCGTATAGGTCGCACCTGTATCAGCTTGCGCTTCATGTTCTTGCTGCTGTTCGTTATCGGTACTTGTTGCGTTGTCGTCCACAGGACACCTCATTTAGATCACAGATCATTTTTCAAAAGTATATCACATCTCAGAGCCGTCAAGGATAGCGCTTGCGGCGTCCTCCAGCAGCTCATCGTCACTCATCTCAGGCAGTTCAATGCGGCCCTTGCGGATCATATGCAGGGCTGCTTTTCGACCGTACAGAATTTGGCCTTGAACGATGGCGGCCAGGTCATTTGAAGACAAGCCAGCGTCGAAGAAGTCAGTGTTTAAACTGTACGAAACATCATCGGGGTTGACGCCAATGAATCGAGCCATGCTTTTCAATGTCGCTTCAATGTCCTCAGACAGATCAGTCACCACATCATCAAGCTGACTAGTCTCCGTGCCCGCTCTGATTCTTGCAGCTTCCGCTGTCTCGACGCCGCCAGCCTTTTGCACAATAGCTGCACCAATTGCAGACATCTCCTCGGCCTTATCCTGGCGTACAACTCGGACAAGGGGGCGCTCTTCGGCCTGCACAATATCCATGCTGCCGTTCTTGGTCAGCGTGCCGATCCTGCCACCAAGCTTGAACTGCCCTGGGTTATTGTCCGCCCACTCCTGGATAGTTGTATCGCCGACATTGATGTGAAGGTTGGGCGATCCAATCACATCAACCTGATCTTCCAGTCGAGCCGTGTTCCAGTAGTGCGCTAGGTTCAGCTCTGCAATCGGCTGCAATGGCGCTGTGGTTAAGTGCCGGACGCCGTGGAGTGGGATGTAGTTTAGCGGAACCTCTCCAGCCATAAGAGGCACGAAACGCTCCTTGATCGGCCTACCGGCCTCGTCTACTACTTCTTGACTATAAACGCCATCGGTCAAGCGCAAAACTCGGTACCGCGCCTGCATCTCATAACCGAATTCATCAGGCGCTATATTCTCAGCTTCTTTCAGGACGGCTAGCACCAAAGTCTTACGTCCATTGATCGAAGCAAACCGCCAGTTGATCAAGGCTTCGGCTGGATATGCCGCAGCAACTGGGCGCAAACCTAATGCGCGTTCTTCGGCAGCTGAAAGGCCTGGGCGCGTTGATGGGTGATCAGCCAGGAAAACATACCGATCTTTGCGCATACGCTGCTCGACAGCATGCTTTGCTTCCTGGTCTACGCTATCGCCACAGCCGTTGAAGTCCTCCAAAAGCGGAAGCATTGAATCGGGAACTTCAGCCACTGCTGGCTTTCGGAATACCATGCCCTGAAGCACAGACTCAGTGCGGCCAGTGTAGTTTGTGTAGTACGCACGCTGGCAGAACGCCGCATATCGCTCAGGCTCATCGATAGCCCAAGGCTCAGGCAGATACGTTAGCGGTTTACGACGAAGCGCAGGCGAGCCGATAGCCGCGTCTTCGGTGCGCTGCCAGTCAGGAAGATGTAGATCGTACTCTGGATGCGTGTCTGTTACCGGCATTCGGCCATACTCCAATATTTAACGATAGTCTAGCACTCAATACAGTTTGAATGAAACTTTTGGCATTTCAAAAGGCTTATTCACAAATGTAATATCCAGCGCATCAATCATAACGTCCGTCTGGTCATCGTATTTATGGCTGTCATCGTGCGTAAAGCTGGCAACCTCTGCCACCATATCGGGGTTTTGATGATCCATATATGGCAGGCACACGCGCTTATCAGCATGAAACCCCTGCACATCCATCGCCCTGGTTAGCTTATCTTTTTCACGCTGGACAGCCGTTATCGCCAATGGTAGGCGGTCTTTTACTTCTTGAATCAGGCCAGTGCCGGACGATTTATCTTCTACGTAGACTTTCCGCAGCACGCCACGCGAATTATCAGCCCATGACGCCTTCACAAAGGACTCGAACGAAAGCCGCAACTCTTTGGCTTCCATTTTCTTGCGCAGGTAGCTTAGCCGGTATATTCGATTCTCAAACATACCCCATTCAGCGAAAACCGTCCAGTCATTCCACTCGTTTGTTTTCTGGGCTGTATCAACGGTGATAAACCGGTACTCGAACTTGTCTGGCGTCGGCAAATCAGCGCCATCACCAACGTCACCGTAAAACAGGAAGTCGTCAGCACGGAATATGCCACCATCGAGGCTTTCTGGTGACTGCATATACTGACTGCTGAACGTGTAAGCATGAGCCTGTTTCAGCGCAAGTAAATCATGTATATCGTCCTTTGCAGGCCAGTATGACCAATAGCCGCTTATCTTCTCCGAGCAGCAAACGTCTTTCCTGCATCGCTCTGCTATCTCTCCAGGCAGACTGTTAATGTAATCATCATCAATCAATGCAGGGATCACGATATGCAGGTCTATCTCTAAGCCAATTCCGCCGCGAAGCAAGAAAGCAGTCGAGTCATCAACATGGCCGCGCTGCTGAATAGAAACAAAAGGCGTACCAGAATGCGCTCTACGGCTTCGCAGTGTGTTGACCAGCCTGGTATGCCCTTTCTCTCGCTTGGCATCACTAAACAGATCGTCCATCTTGTCCCAGTCGTCAGCCTGAACGTGGCCGCTATAGCCTTCTGCCATATATCCGCCACGAACACCTGTAATCTGACCGCCGGACGGCCTGCTATATAGCTGGTGAAGTCGCTTGCCTTTTTTCTCTACAGTCCAGTCATCTACCTTGTCTTTTCCGATGTCGAATCCGTAGAACTGCTGGAACTCGGCTGACTTTATAAGCGACCGGCTGCGCTCTGAGTTCTCGGATACAAGGTCTTTTGAGTAGGAGGTATTCAGAATACGGACGCGCGGAAACTTAATCATGGCGTACACCGGAAGATGCACAGACCAGAACTCTGTCTTTGTTCCACCAGGCGGGATGTTGATGATGATGTTTCGCGCCTCACCGGACAGCAGTTTTTTAGCCGCCCAATTGAAATAATGATGGTGCCAGTTGGTGCGAAATGAATCGCCTTGGGTAACGTTGAACCACAAGGCGGTGAAGTGTAGGGGTGTCTTTTCTGCTGCAGCTGCCAATGCAAGCTGTTCTGTGCCAGAAAGGTTTTCCCACTCAATAGGCTTAATGGCCATTAGTCCACCAGCTTGTTAGCCAGAGACTCAACCAAAGACGGATCGACAGCTGAAGGAGACATGCTGCCATCAGATGAGGTGTGGTCGATTACCTGCTTATCCAATCCTAGTAGCTTAGCCTTGCCCATAGTTGCAGCAGTAGCTGCAGACGCCTGCACTGTTTCGGCCTGCAATGCCGCCTGACGGTTTTCTTCAAGCTCCTGCAGTAGCATGTCTACTGTAATCTGATGCCGCTCTTTGTGGCTCTCTTTAAGCTCTGAAACCCTACCCGCTACAGCCCCGTTACTTAAAAGCTCGTTGGCGCGCTTCCAAACAGTCTCAGGCTTCATATTTTCGGCATTGTACGCAAACCGGTAAGCCTCCGAAGCGTTACCTGTCTCGACGTATTTCAGGCAGAAGTTTTCCTGTTTCTGCGTCAAAGGCATTTCTAATTCCCTTTGATTCTGTTGATAGCACGTGTCAATGCGTCATCCGCGGCGATGGCGCGTTCGCTAGATGATTTTGATATCACATAACCACCACCGTACATTTTTTTGATTTTGTTTCGATACACAGACGCCTTTAGGCATGATGATGGCACCTTTCCGTATTCAGCCCCCCTGTCGCATTGTGATGCGTAAAACTCAAAAATCTTGACGTGTTTATCAAACTCAAATTCTGCCGACGCAGCGTTAGAGAACAGCAGTGCAGAAATAAGGATTAACTTTTTCATTTTAATAGCTCCAAATGTGCGGACGTGGACGCGACCAAATGCTCTCTAGGTCGTCCAAGTGAATAAATCGGGTGTCGCCTTTCTGGCTTACTCCGATACCAGTGAATCCATGATTAATAGCCAACCCCACCAGCCGATAAGCATCAGATCCGCTAACAACAACATCACATGACCGGCCGCTTGCGTGTGATCCAGGTGCAACCTTTTTAGACTCAATGCTGTGCATTGGTGAGCGATAACCAGAGCTGATAACCATTGGCGCGCCGTACTCAATACGCAACGACTGAAGGCGATCCATGAAGGATTTCACCATCTTATTTTCGCTGGTTTCCCGGCAATCAAACTCTGACTTGCTGAAGTTAGGATAAATTGACCAATCTATTTCATCCACAGCCTGACGCCTCCATGTTTAGAACAAGTGCCTTTATCTCGCTTGCTTGTACTGTACGTGCCGTCTTTGCACATCGCTGATACCGCAGGAACGTAATCTTTGATCTCAGCGCGCAAACGATCCTCGAATGACTTACTTGCTGTAGCGATAGACATACCCATAAGCACTATGACAATAACGCAGGCAACAAAAGCTACTGATTTTGCTTTGGCCTTCATTTATCAATCCTTTTCTCAACGGCTTTGACTGTGATTCTTCTCACAGTATGAACGCCCATGAACCCAATCAACCCACCTATGAACATGTGCCACTGATCAGATAAGCCCATTGCTGAAATTGCACTTCCGGCAGCCAGGGTTAACGCCCCGCATATAACTGCCTCAAGAGCCATTCTCGACCAGTCAGTCTCCTGCTTGTCGTAAATAACTCTAAGCATTGCTACAACAACGGCCATCAAAACACCGGATAACCATGGCGGCATGTGTTTTATCATTGTTATCCAGCTATCTGGGTTGTGAGGCATTGATCGTCTCTTTGTCATTATGCGTCTCAGGTGCGTTGAGGCATCCTGCCGCTAATTAATCATGCCTAAATAATAACAGATAACCGGATACACGCGAATTTCTAGCTTTAAGGTAGCTTTGCCAGACCTGCATCGTAAAGCGCTTCTATCAGCTCATGCGGCTTATAGTTATCTTGAAGCTCAGCTTCTACGTGCAATGCTGCATCAATCCAATTTTCGCGGTCTGATTTTATTGATCTGAATACTGTGTCTCGAACTGATCCAGTGTACTCGTTTCCACTGCTATTCTGTCGATAACAAAATACGCCATCACCCATGTATGTGATAAGACATTCACCCATATCGTTAAACGCAAGCTGCAAATAACACTCAACACCAACAGGCGGCAAACCTTCTCCATTCCATTTGCCCCCCTCATCTGTGAGGGAGCCAGAATCGATATTGCGCACTTCTTCCTTTTTGGCATCGCTTAAAACGCGAACAGGCTCTTCTACAGCATCTCTGATTATTCCAGACGAAAGAGTTTCAACACTTGATGCATCGATAGAATTAAACGCCTCATCTTCCTCTGGTGTCGGCTGGTCATCTGCAACAGGGCGCTTTTCCAGAGTTTCGCGCCAGTCGCCGATGATCTCTCCGCTATAACCTGAATACTGAGGAATTATCTCATATCTTGGCAATGCTGCTGCCAAATTCTCAATCCTAACCATCCACTGCCAGTCTCCTCCATCAGACTGAATAAGGCTTTCAGCGTTAACTGGCGCGTCATCCCAGCCCGGCTTATTCTGCAGCTCTGCCTTGCGTGCTTCGACTTCTGCGCGGGTGAAGGCGTAAGCCACTAACTGACCGTAAGCGCGATACTCTCTGCCCCATACATTGCTCCGCAGGAA